TTCCAGGTTGATCTTTGTAGTAATTAAAGTATATACTATACTCTATTGACTGCCTATAATCAATCGCATCGTTTAGTTGCTTGCTCTTCATATTCTATAATCATCGCCCTGATACTCAGTGCCGTATTTAATTAAGTGTCTATCTGCCGCAAAAGGGTTTATAGCCTCTTGTATTTGATCTGCTAATTCCTTAAAGCCACGCTTTGATGCAATATTTTTAGCTGTCTGCATATTCCTAATCAACATATCTAATATATCATAGTCGTCAATCTTTATAAATTCCTGATTCATCGCACAAACTTTTTGATTCCCGCTACTTGCTTTTCTGTAAGCTGATCTGCATACTTAGCCATAATAGAGTCAAATGCTTGACGCTTATCCGTTGAGCTCTTAATATACCCTATGGCTTTATCCATGATGTTTTCTACTGGTGTGTCAGCTTTCTTGCTAGCAGGATCTCTTTCTTGTTTAGCAATAGCGTCTTGCACTTCATTGGCTGATGCAATAGAGGTGTCAATCCCAATCCCCATCATTGCTAATGCTCTACCAATAGCTGACGTTTCGCAGTTTTCAACGTAGCTAGTTTTATTAATATGACTAGACGATCTTTCTTCATGAGCATGACCTGTAGCTACAACACGCTGACTTGGATCAGCTATGACGCATTTACACACACACATTTCAGAATCTAAGGCAGTAAACTCTGTGGAGATCGTCCAGTTTTTGTACTCGTCTTCTTGTCTAAAAAACTTAATACGTTCGTTTACTTCAACGTATTGCTTACCACGAATGTTCGTGGTTTTGAATTTGTAATTATTCATTAAATTAAATTATATTGTTGGTATTTCGATTCCTATATCTTTAAGAACCTCTCTCTGTATTTTCATTAAATTATTAATCGAGTTTTGTAGCTCTGATAATTCTTGATAAGCAGTTCTTTTATCGTCTGAAATAATCCTATGTCTAGGTCTTACCTCTAACTCAAAAGAAAGGTTGCTGACTATATCTGTAGCTATCCCGAACTTTTTTCTGTACTCAGGAGAATAAAGCAGTAATGCCTCATGTTGCGATGCCCAATAAACTATTGTAGAATGATCTTTACCAAATACAGAAGCTATTTCTTTTGTGGTTGCATAAGGTCTAGTCGCATTACCTATTGCCATTCTGCTCTCTACTAAACTTCTTAGTCTAGATTCGTCATTTATTTTCTCCTCTGTAATTCTCTCAAATTCTTTACGAACTCTGACTACGAAAGCTCTCGATCTTGAATCAACAACTTCCTTAATCTTTATGCTATTTATTTTCATTCTTTTTAAATTTATTAAGGGGGCGCAACTTAACTAACATTTGTTGATAAACAAAATAATATGTGTTAATTGTTATCTTTTGCATTCTGATACTCAAAGTAAAAAGTCATCATAATGTAGAACAATGCTATTGGTATTAACGTGCACATATGTATTAAATTTTAGTGTGAGTAAGAGGAATCGAACCCCTTTGCATAACCAATAAAAGCAGTCAATCGGGTAGAGGCATCACCCTCTAGCGGATCAGCCAGACACTCACTGGGGATATATCTTTTACAAATATATCGACACTATTACTATTTTCCTAATTATAATATGCAATTCTCCATCCGTAAACAGACTGACCCCTACCTTTTGTTTTATTTATCATGTGAGATATGGCTTGTCT